AATTTGCTTGCAAGTTTCTCAGCCAGAGAGCGCGAGGAATTTACTTTGGAGGCTTTCAGGCTTTATGCGTCCATGCGTTATTTGACAGAGCCTCACCATGACAATTGCTGGGGTGCATTGTTCTCAGTTGCATCAAAGCAATTCTTGATTAAACCAACTGGAAGCATGGTGGCCGCAACAAGAGCAAAGGCTCATGGCCGCTTGATTAGAACTTGGGTTAGAGCATAACTTAATGTATAGTCAAAACATCTCTGGGGAGGGATGTTCTAGTAAGCCCATTAAGGCAGTCTGCATCGTACTAGCGGTGTCTCCCCACGGCATTAGCCGAGACTGTCTTAATGGGTTTTTTTATGGCTGGGGAGCTATATGTTGACGCAAGAAATTGTTAATGATCTTTTGAAATATGAGGATGGAAATCTTTATTGGAAAAAAGATGTTGCTAAAAATGTAAAAACAGGATCAAAAGCAGGTTGTTTTGATAAATTTAAATATGTACTTATAAAAATCAACAAAAAAATCTATAAAGCACATCACATAGTTTGGATTATTCATCATGGATATAAGCCAAAAATGATTGACCATATAGATGGCAATCCATCAAACAATAGAATTGAAAATTTAAGAGAAGCAACAAATTCACAAAATCAATGGAATAAAAAAGTTTATAAATATTCTAAATCTGGCATAAGAGGTGTTACTTGGTGTAAAAAAAATAACAAATGGAAAACAGGATGCAAATTAGATGGAAAAAATTATTATTTTGGTATGTTTGAAAATTTGTTAGAAGCAAAAGAAGCTGTACAAAAGTTTCAAAAATCTAAATTTGGTGAATTTTTTAAAGAAAGTTGATTGATGTCATTTGCAAATATTGAAATAAAAATTATTCAATGGTCTGAAGCTAGGAAAATTATTCCAAACAGCACTCCAGAGACTCAACTTCTAAAAGCAATCTCTGAACTTGGTGAACTTGCAGACGCAACAATTAAAAAAGACAAAGCTGGCATCATCGATGGAGTAGGGGATGTTATGGTTTGCCTTGTCAATTATTGCGCTTTGCATGACATTGATCTTGTCAGTTGCATGGAGTCTGCATATTCTGAAATAAAAGACAGAAAAGGCACTCTTTTACCAAATGGAGTATTTGTCAAAGAGGCTTAACGCTTAAGGATGGCCAAGGCTTCCTCGATGTGCTTAATTCGATCATCAAGACCGATAAAGCCACCATTGATTTTCTTGGTCATCCCTTTGTAGTCTCTGGCATCCGCAAACTGGTTTAATTTGTGGGTGTCCCAAAACCAGCCAGCAGTGAGCATCGCATATTGAGGAGTTGCCACCAAGTCTGGCTCAAGCACAAAATCAACCCCTAGAGCCTGACCAGCGTGATAGTAGTTGGCATGGCCAGTCAACTGAATGCAGCCACGGCCTCGAAAGCGCCAGCCATCATCAGAAGCCTCATCCCTGTTCCCCATCCGACCACTATAAACAACATTCGCGATCATGCGAGGATTGCGCTGACAGGCTTCAGCCTTGGCCGCATCAAATCGCTTTGGCCAAATCTTTTGAAGTGCCTCTTTTCTATAATTTAAATTCTCAACCAAGAATTTGAAGCCACCACTCTCATGCGCGACTTGGCCAATAAAGCAAGCCTGTCGAATGGGAGTTGAAATATCAAATCTTTGAAAAGTGGCATTCAGTGGATCGAGCCATTGCTCACCAATGTGAAGTTTTGAAAGTTGTTCGTTATTGACCATTGATCTGAGTCCTCATTGCTTGATAAGCATCGATGCAAGCATTTAATTGAGCCGTGTTCCTGTCACCCTGAGCCACTATTTCTGCGATGGCTGCGAGGGTTGCTCTGTCGGAATCAGCAGCTTGGTCAGCCTCTCTGTTAGGTTTACTTCCTGTTTCTGCGCGATCTGTGGTGGCAGGGGTGGCACTTTGGGTGGTTGATGGACAACTTGAGGATTTGAGCCGCAGCCGACCATCGCGAATGGCACGATCAAGAGCAGACTGTTTTTGATTGATGACATTTGTTGTCTCCAAAAGTTTGGTTGCATTTGTGTTGATCTCCTCAGTGAGTTTTTGCTCCACTTTCCTTGCTTCATCATTCTTTTTTGCAATGGCAATTTTCATGTCATTGTCGCGCTCGATCCAGCCGTAATGGTGGCCGACTCGATAAGTCCCAAACAGAGACACCAGAACGCCCACGATTAACCAAGGAAGTGGAATTGGTAGCATCACTCAGCCTCTTTTCTTGCGTTGGCCAGAATCTCCCTTTCCTCGTCATCCTCAAGGTGGTCTGGAGGTGTTGTCGGAGGTGGTGGTGGAGTCCAAGATTCATCGAGTTCTGGGTTTTTCCAGACAGGCATCGCGCCAAATGGCTGGCTTGGCAAACCATAAGCCGATTGAGGTGGTGCATAACTTGAGCCATATTGCTGGCCATAAGAGCCACCAGCGCCTTGCATCGGTTGACACATAGGTTGCATTGGTGGTGTTGGATTCATTGTGCCAAACGCTTTGGCCGCAGCGCCAGCAGCCCTTTTGGTCATAACGCCACCAATGCCACCAACAATCAAAAGAACAATGTCGTTGAGCATCTTTGTATATGCTTGGTCAATCGGGGCCATGCTCTTGATTGGCTGGGTCACAAATGTCACTGAATAAAGCAAAGCAATGACAATGAAACACAAAATGCAAGTGACAACAACAACAACAAAGCCCCAAATTCGGACTTCAAATTCTTCAGTTGTTAGGTTTGGCTTCTGGTTGCTGGACATCATTGACTTTTTTCTCCAAGATTGGTGCGACCAAATATTCAGGACATTGTTGAGTAAATAAGCACTTTGGCTTTTGGCATTGTTCAGCAGTGAAATTGTCTGGATTCTGACAAAAATATCGATATCGATCCTCACAGCCAGTCAGCATCAACAGAGCAATTGCAATCAAATATTTCATGCGTAAACATCCACAGAGTTTGGTTTGACCCATTGGGCTTTGATCTCTTGAACTTTTTGTCGATAGTCCTGTTGCAAATTCAGCTTTCTCAAAGATTCCAAATGCTGTTGGTGCAAGACTCTTTGAGTCTCTTTGAGCATTTGAGCATTGCTTTGGTAAGTTGAGATTTTCATCCTAGTCCTAAATAAGCCAGAAATTTATTCACAATTTTGTCGGACAAATCATTCGGCAAAAACTTGAGAAAGCCAAGCACCCACCATGCGACACACATTCGCACAAACACTTTGAGAAACAGATCAAATTGTTTCTGATATTCATTCATCGTCCACAGCGTTTTGTTGTTTGGCAGAAATCCATCATTTCATTTATGCCGATACCAACGAGAAGCAGAACGAGGGCAATCCCTCCAATAAGCATCACCATTTCCAGTTGCTCTTGTTCCTCTTGCTTCTGTTTTTTTTCCATAGCTTTGAGTGCGCTGATCTCTTTTGCATCAGCCAAGTCCATTTCAGCCTGTCGAGCCTTGATTTTTTGCCAGACATCAGCGCGACCAGTGGCTTGAAAGAGCATTTTCAACTCCTCCTCAAATCTTTTGGCTTCATCCAAAGCCATTTCGATCTGGAGAGCAGCGCCCATGTTTGAGCCACCTTTGCTCTTGGCTTGAATCATCGCCTTGGTTGCAGCACTCTTGGCATCAAACATCTTGCCAATCATGGGAGTCAGACCAGCTAGATCATTTGCGACCTTGCTTGCTTTTTTGACCATTCCAATGGCTTTTTGTAAGCCATCGAGAGCCGCAATCGGATCAATTGGAATCATTTTCTCTCAACCTTTTTCCACTCAATGCAATAGACTTTTCGGTTGAAAACATCGCCAGTCCAACCCCATCTTATGCACCTATATTCACCAGACAACAGAAGGATTGAAAAGACAAACTCTGTCATCGCCAGTGCCAAATGATGACTGACACTGACCAGAAAATCAAACTGAACAAACAGATCGCAGCCAACAGAGCAACGATCCAGTCTTTCATTTTCTTAAATCTTTATAAATTGCCCAGATTTTGTGGCCAATGAGCAAAACTGTATAGATCAAGGTCGCCCAAAGCACCAATTCGCTGACCTGAATGCCCATGACAGTGGCCAGTGAGACTGTGGCTGGTGGAGCAACTTTTGCAACAATTGCAGTGGTCGTTTCTGCATGGGTGTCATTCATCGCTCTTGAACCTCGATCAAAAGTGTTCTGTCCTCAGTCCGAGCAGGACTGTTGTTGGTCACAATTCGGTTTGTCAGACGATAAGACTTGCCAGCAGTGCCACCAGACACCCAAACGACAGTTGATGTGTCCAAGTGAGAATTTGAGTTAATTGTGATCGAATCTGGATTGATCCAACTTGAACTTGAGATAATTTCACCACTTTGAAGCCAGTCAGACCAGTCAAATCCATAGTCCAAAACCGCATTCGGGTCTTTTATAAAATCAGCCATTAGAAACCTCCAAAATTCGATCATCGTTGGCAACATAGATCACCCGAGATTCTAAACAAACTGCAATTTCTCTGTTTTCAGCATAAACAAACAATTGATTACTTGCAGCAGAAACCGCATAAGCCATTGCAGTCGGAGAAGTTGCCGTGACAGTGGCCAAAAGCGCCTGAATCGAGGCAGTTCCAGACTGAGAAGTATTTGGAACAACTGAGCCAACTGCATTGATATTTGCGAAAGCATTTCCATCGCCTCTGGCCGTTGCAGTTGGTGCAAGGTCTTGAACCAAAGGAATGGCCACCTCAATCAAAGCATCGCCAGAAACTGAGAATTCAGGCTCATTGGCCGCAACAGTTCCAATCAGTGCCGAGGCAGTTGCAAATCCGACAGCCGTGACACTTGGTGCAGAAGTAGTGACAGTTCCAATGTTTGCATTGGCAATCGTGATATTTGTGACAATTACAGTTGGAGGTGTTGCTGTGACAGTTCCAATGCTTGTCGATGTGTTGGCATCACCAGTCGCAGAAAACGCCAAAACAGTCGCTGTGGCCGATCCAATGTTTGCTTGAGCAATTGCATCACCAGAAGCACTTGAAGTCGGTGCAGTGGCCGTTACAGTCCCAATTGTGACCTCAACAATTGTTTCAGGGTAAGCAGTCGCATTTGGTGCTGTGGCTGTGACAGTTGCGATTAGAGCCTGAATGTTTGCGTCACCACTAGCAGTTGCATTTGGTGCAGTGGCAGTGTCTGTCAGGAAAGACGCTTGAATCAGCGCATCGGCTGTCAAATAAACATTTGGTACTGTGGCCTCAACAGTTCCAATTATGGATGTCGCTGTTGCTTCTCCGATTGCTGTTGCATTTATTGCACTTACAGCAACAATGCCAATTGTGACTTGAACTAAAACATCAGCAGAGATTGATGCTGAAGGGACTGTCGCTGTGACTGTACCAATGGACGCGCTCGCACTCGCATCGGTAATTCCCGATGTGCTGATTGGAAATTCTGAGAGTGCGTAATGTCCAAGCATTTTTAGTCTTTAATTTGAAAAATCATTTGATTGGCCGCCATATTTTTTGACAATATTGAAAATCCTAGTGTTGTCCTCTAAAGCCATCAATTCATGTGGCTCTCCGACTCTAAAATCAAGAATTTGTCCAGCAACCGCCTCTTGTTCCCAATCGTGTGAATATGCCTTCAATTTACCTTTTGCCACAATTGTTATATGAACATCATTTTCTGTGTGTATATGTTTTGGAAGGATGTCACCAATTTTTTCAAAATCATAAATTGTTCCTTTAATGTCACCAAGATTTTTTAAAGGCTTAGTCAATAACATTTGGAGCAGTTCCTGAATTTGTAATTGAAAGAATTGTTCCATCACTAGAAACAACTGGAGCGCTTGGAAAATTAGGTTGCAATGGATCAACCAAAACCCAATTATTCAATGCAGCAAGACATTCAATCCATGCTTGTTTTAAATCGCCTTCAGAATTTTCAATTTTTGCTTGAGCAATTTGTTTTCTTCGCTCAATTGTTTCAAGAACATTTTCTGTGATTTGTTGAATTTTTATTGATTTTTCTTCATCATTCATTTGACGAATTTGATAAACATCCTCAACAAATCCATCACGCCAACCATAAATTACACCATCAACAGTTTCAAAAGTTCCAACTGTTGGAGGTTGCTTTCTAATAAATTGTGCAAATTCAGCTGGCAGATTTTCAATGTCGATTTCTGGAAATGCTTCTCTAAAATTATCAATAAATATTGGATGTCCAAATGGAAGTCCATCTTTTATTTGAATAAAAAATTCCATCACATATTTCCTGTGTTAGTTGATGGGAATGAGCGACCCGCCCCCCAAATTACACGCACTCCGCCAGATGCAGAATCTCCGCCATCCTCGTTTGTCCATCCGCCACCGCCACCGGGAAAACCGCCTTCACCGCCATAAGTTCGAGTCCATCCTTGACACTCGCATTCTGGAACTGCCATTCCAGAAGCTCCAGAACTTCCTCCCGACCCACCTCCGCCACCAGAGGTAGAACTTGCTCCCCCTGTGCCACTAGAGCCTTGCCCATATAGACCAGTTCCACCACCACCGCCACCACCCGGGCCTTCGCCTCCCGGTTGACCGCCACCACCTGATCCACCGCCACCGCCAGCAGGAGCAGTGAGACCATTGTTATAACCTGACACTCCATTAGCGCCATTTCCTGAATATCCTCCAGCGCCACAGCCACTGTTACCAGTTCCACCATTACCACCGCCATCCCTCACATTTGTTTCAGTTCTAGTTCCCCCGCGAGCCAAAATCGTGAAAGAATTATCAAACCATGAGTTCTGAGTTGTTGTCGATGATGATTGATTTGCATATCCAACTTGAACATCGTAAGAATTTCCCGGTGTCACAGAAATATTGTTTTTATATGACAAATCTCCTGCGCGACTTCTTGAACCACCTCCGACAGCCACCACACAAACACTTGTGACTCCTGCTGGAGCAACCCAAGTAAATCTTCCCGGGCTTGAAAATAAAGTTTGACCAACTGGTGCTGAAGTCGTGATGCTATTGCTTGCGGCACTTGGAGAACTTGTTCCGACAGCATTAGTTGCAGTCACTGTGAATGTGTAACTTGTGCTTGGAGATAAACCAGAAACTGTGATTGTTCCAGAGCCAGCCTGATTCAGCGTGCCTGTAATTCCACCGGGCGATGAAGTTGCTGTGTAGCTTGTAATCGTTGCTCCACCATTGTTTGCTGGTGCTGTAAAACTTACAGTCGCAGTTGATGATCCAGTGGAGGTTGCAGTTCCAATAGTTGGAGCATTAGGTTTTGCTCTATATGTCCCGCCTGTATAGGCTGCAAGTATTCCACTCATGACAATCCAGTCCCTGTGATAACCCATGAAGTCGATGTGATTTTCATGGCATTTGCAACACCATATTGAGCCAACGATCGACTTCCAGTTGTTCCAGCGCCTCCAAGATACATTGTGTCAGTTGCAATTGCAATTGTGACAACTTGTGATGTCATATTCAAAAATTGAATGACAGTTCCAATTGGATAAGCAACAGAGGAGTTTGCGGCAATTGTGAAAGTTCTGGCATTTGCATCAGTTGATGGATGAAAAATACACTTTCCAGAATCACTTAAAACTGTCGTATATGCAGCAGATTGACTGTTTTGAGGGATATTGAGAAAACCAACAGAATTTGTCCCATCGACTGTGCAACTTCCAAGATTTCCTGAAGCTGGAGTTCCAAGTGCAGGAGTTGTCAGAGTTGGACTTGTTAACGTTTTATTTGTAAGAGTCTGACTTCCAGTCAATGTGACTGTTGTTGAAATCGGAGCATAAGTGCTTGAGGCATCAGAAGTCGTTAAATAAGTGCTTGTGTCTAGTGACCAAGTATTTGCAGCAGTCTTTTTTAATATTCCACTTGTACCAGTCAAAGCCGCAATTGCTGTTAGATCAGCATCAGCAAGCTGATAAGAACCAAGATCAGCATAATTTAAAGGCTGAGTTCCATCACCATATTGATCCATTATCACAATAGACTGAGCATAAGGAGGAGGGCCTAAAGATTGAACAAAAGACTGATTGACCAAAGACCATGTGTTTGCTGCTGTTTTTTTCAAATATCCAGCAGTGCCAGATAAAGCACCAATTGCTGATAAGTCAGCATCATAGGCTTGAACATTTGATCCAATTGCCAAACCAAGAGCAGTTCTTGCATCAGAAGCAGTTGTCGAATTTGTGCCACCTTGAGCAATACTCAATGGAGTTGTTAATCCAGACAATGAAGTGATGTCAGAGTTAGCACCTGAAGCAGCCTGACCAGTTAAGGTGTCACCAGATTGCAACTCCTGAACTTGAGTCCCATTTATAACCAGAGGATATCGAGCAGTCATTTTTTAACCTCACGCAATTGTGATTTGAATTGTTGAACCAGCACGATTAGTCACTGGCAGATAACCATTTGCAACTGAAATATTTACAGCAGACCCAGAACGATCGATGACTGGCAAATATGTTGGCAATGTTTCGTTTTTCCAAAGGCTCGATGCTGTGTCATAACGCAAGATTTGATTGTCAGCAATCGATGTGATTTGAACATCATGGATTTCATTTAACTCATAGCCATTTTGCACTCGGACATAAAGTTGGCCAGCGCCAGCATTGGCTTTCTCGACAACTCCGATATAAACCAAATGATTTGGTGCATAAGGCTTTGTGGCAGTCAAAGCGCCAGCAGTCGCTCCAAGATATAGCGTGTCACCAGCAGTGTAAGCAGCCAAATTTAGACCATAAACAACACCCTGACAAACAACAAAGCCAGTGCCGTTTGCTGTAATGTCCTCAGCAACAATTCCAAGTGTTTTGGCCGATGTTGCATCACCAGTGTTGTTGGCCAACTTGACTGTTGCTCGATCACCTTGAGCTGAGAACAAATAAACCGCTTGGCCTTTTGTGATTGTTGTTGACTCAGCATTGGTCACATAAGCAACCAAAGACTGACCCATTCTGGACAAAACATTTCCACCAAGCAAGCCCAAAGTCGCAGTGCCTTGAGCCGCATCCCAAGCGATCTGGCCAACAGCAGGAGTGATTCCAGCAGTCAAGTCCAACTGAACAGAATCAGTTGTCGCGCCACCAGTCACTGTCAGATTTGCTGGGAGTGTGACATTTCCTGAAGCATCCTCAAAGACAGCCTTGTCAGCCGCATAAGTGACAAAAACTTCTTTTGATCCTGAGCCAAAAGAAACTTTTGTGTCTGAGTTGCTTGATTGGTAAACAGTAGTCCGAGCGAGTGTCAGACCATCACTCGACAGTGTGCCGAGTCCGACTTCCCAATCCGCACCAAGTGAGACTGCATAATAAGTCGTGTTGCTATTACCAACACCAGCAGAAAAAGTCTGAAAACCAGTGACAGCACCACCAAGGGTGAAGTCACTCGTTCCAGTGCTGGTCGTTGTCTCTTTGACCCGATCTGATAAGACTAGAGCCATGATGTCCTTTCACGGCCTTTTAGCCTTAGTTTTGGATTCGCAAAGGTGAAGTGATATCGAGTGTAAATGTGCCATTTGTTGATGTCACACTTCCACCGAAATCAAGATAAGCGACCAAATTGTCTGTTGATGCTGTGCCAGTGGTCTTATAGATCACAGCAGCCGCAGCAGTCAAAGTAGCACTTGACCATGAGACATCAGAAAAATTGATGTCAATTCGATCATTTGCTGTGTCATTGGTAACTGTCACAGTGGTGGAAGCACCACCAGCAGTGTAGCCAGTGCCACTGACCTCATTTGTAACATCAGAACGCTTTGTATGCGTGTCTTTGTTGGGTGTGTAACTGGATGTCACCAGTTCAATCTTGAAAGAGTTGGTGTCGAAATCAATCGCACCAGTCGCCATGTCATTCAAGCATGAGTTATAAATTAGAGAGGCCATTTGTGCTTCCTTTCAGGTTTGGATTTTAGCCGCAAAGATAAATGCAAGCAATCTGCTTGGTTTCGGTTGAATTGGCAAATGTCACATTTTCCCGAGCCTTTGCCACTGTATAACTTCTCGCAATGTCGTCAGCTTGTTTCATGCCCTTGCCAGCCATGTCAGAGGCCACGATAAAGTCACCAATTTGGATATCACCACCTTGGCCACAGACATTGATTTTGCCCTCGCCAATGGCATTCACACCAATTGGTCGATAGGTTTGATAAATTGTGGAATATTCATCTTTCATGACAAAGACATTCTTTGCCCCTTGAACACCCTCAACATATTTTCCAAGTGATGCTGGAACAAACTCATTTCCACAAACACCAGTAAACACTCCAATTGCACCTTTTTGATTTGCAGTGGTGCTTTTCGTCATTTTAGTGATTGAGTCATTGATCGTTGGTGCAGCAATCAACTCGACATCAACCATGATGTCTCCAACTTCAGGAACATCCTCAGAGAGCAATTGCAAAGCATCATGGCCAGCCGTAAATGGGTAAGCAGCACCAGAAGTAATGTAATAAGCGTATGAAGTGCCGCCAGTGTAATAAGCAAGACGAATATCAGCAGTTACAGCAGACTGAAGCGAACCAGAGCCACCAGTCATAAAAGTTCCACCAGAAACGCCAGTGCCTAAATATGCAGCGTGTCTGAAAGTGCTGAATCCTGAATTGCCATAACCAACAGCAGCAATTGCCCCAATGTCTGCACTTGTTGTGTTTCTAGTTCCAGCACCGATTGCAAAACCTGTGGATGTATTTGCAAATAATCCTCCGTAATATCCCAAATCTGATGATGAAAAAGCACCACCAGCAGAATATCCACCAATTGATGATCCAGTTCCAAGACCAAAAGTCACAAAAGAATTGAAAGTTGCACTTGTATTGTTTTTGACTTTTGCAACAGACAAAGTGTCTGCTGTGATCGAGCCGCCATCAATGAATGTTGTCGTTGTTCCACCAGAGCCTTGGGAATTTGCAAGGTTTGTGAAAGTCACCAAACCATCTAAATTTTGCCAAGTAAAAACAGAACTAATTGTTTCACTGTAAGCGCCACCAAATGTTGTTTCTTGGAAAATTACCCTGACAGCCCAATATTTGTTATTTGCCGATGTTGCAACTAATGAACTTGGACTGAAAGTTGTTGACCAACCAGACGCTGAAATTGATGGTGTCTGAGTTGAAAAGTCATAAGCAACTTGAGCAGTTGTTGGTGCAGTTGGTGCAGTTGATTGGCCAGTGTTGTAATAAAAATAAACTTGAGCGTTTCTTGGGCCAGTCGCTCCAGTCGCTCCATCAGTTCCATCAGTGCCATCAACACCATTTTGGAAACTAATTGTTGGAGTTGACCAAGTGAGAGTTGAGTCAGTTCCAGTTGTTCCAGAGATCGATGCAACAGCCCGAGAAATATAAACAGGATCAGTTCCTGATGGAACAGTGGCCGACCATGTTGAAGGTGGAGTCAGTGTGTTTGTTGAGAAGTTAAAACTGCCGCCAGTTGGAGCCGTGCTAATTGTTGTCGCTGATCTTTTAAAAATCGAGACTTCAGCAACAGACAATCCATCAGTTCCATTTGTTCCATCTTGACCTTCAATCAATAATGGAGTTTGCCAAGTGTAGTTTGTGCCAGTGCCAGTGTTTGTTCCAACCGATGACCACATTGGGTCTGATGATGCTGGCACTGAATCGACATCCGAATACCATCCAGAAGGTGTGCCTGTTGATGGACTTGGAGTTGCTGGTTGAGTTGCTGATCGCTTGAAAACAATGTCAACAGAATCGCCACTTGCACTTGCTGAATCAGTGGTCGCAGTTGCAACACTTGAGAAGCCTGAAACATTGCGAGAGAAATCAACAGCCTTCAGCCAATAATATTTTGTTGTCGCATCAGGCAAACCAGATCGAGCCAAAGTTGAACTTGAGACAGTTCCAATCTTTGTCGCAGTCGCTGAATTGTTTGTTGAGTTTTCCCAGACCTCGTTATAAAACCAGTCAGCCGCAGTTGGATTAGTCCAAGACAACTGAATCGTCTTATAAGCGCCAACAGCGCTCAGGCTTGTTGGTGCAGAAGGTGCAGTGGTATCGCCAGCTAATGTGTGATTGATCGTTGAGGAGAATGGGCCTTCTTTGTCAGAGAAAATTGCTCTGACTCGAATGTTATAAACCAGCGCGACCTCTTGTTGGCCAACATAGTCATAAACTGTTTGCGAGGTGAAAAGAGATTGCCAAACAGTGTCTGTCGAAAGTTTGAATTGCAATTCATAACCAGTCACATAAGCCGATGAAACAGCATCCCATGTGATGTGTGCTGCTGGCAATATCGTGCCATCAGGAAGGCTTAGATTCTGATTTGTTGCAGTCAAATTAGTTGGTGCAGCTTGAGGCTGAATCAATGTCAGACTGGTGTTTGGAGCGCCATCTTGAGCGTCAGAAGTTGACCAGTCATAAGCAGTCGAGTCCTCCTCTTTGAGAACCAGATCGACTCCAATGTCCTCATTGAGTCGCCATTCCATGACTCTGAAATATTTGCTCGACCATCCAAGTTGAGCAATAGTCAAAGCCACCACATCGCCAGCCGTAATATTCAGACAAGTTGGTTTGCATGAAATATTGACAACAATTCCTTGACGCGACTTCAAGAGGTTAATCTTTGCAAGCCGTTGAGCCTCAAGATTGTTTGTCGTGAAGTTGAGATCGAGTTGAGCAGTTAACTCCTCACCGCCATCCTGCGTCTTAAAAGTCGATGATGCAATTGCTGGATATTCAGTCGCTGAATAAAGTTTGTCAGCATCAGCAAAAACACCAGACACTCGATTGAATAGATTTGCTTTTTCGTTAGCGCATGAAAGTTGGACATCACCTCTCAAATCATCAACTGTGATTGTTTGGACAGGACTTGAGAATGCACCAACGATCAGCTTATATTTTCCAGAGGAATAAATAAGCATTCCAGCGCAAGTCGAGAGCATATCTTGCAAGACTTCGCGAGGACTCTTTGAAGTGTCAACGACACCATTGAGTGTGTAGCGCTTCTGAGTCACAGAGCCTGAAGCCGTGACAGTCTCATCACAAATATTGGCCGCAGCAATGAATGACGCTGAATCAATCTCATCGGCTGTCACTCTCATCCCATAGTCGCTCATTATGTAATCGCGAATGCAAAGAGCAGGATTGTCAGACCAAGCCGTTGTTGTCGATCTGGGGTCATATACTAATTTACCCTTGACCAAAGCCCTGACTGTTGGAATGCTGGTAAAAACTGAGGTGTCGTATTGCATCCTCACATAAACCGAGGAAATTCCAGTGAGTTTGTGACTCGATGTCCATTTGTTTGTCAGACTGGCTGTCTCAGTGACCAGATCAGAATAAGCAGTTCCACCACTTGTTTTGTGTTGAATTCTGGCTTTTCCAGAATAACGACCGCTTGAGACACTGCCAGAAACAGTGCCAACATCCTCATCGCCAAAATAAACTTTTTCAACCGATTGAATCTGGTGGTCTGCTAGTCCAAAGACAGTGTGCAAATATTCGTTGTTTGTGCCTGTGGTGGCCGCATAGAACATCACGCCACCGACTAGGCTTTGGCCATAGATCAGTTGCCTTGGTGCAGTTGATGATCTGACATTGATTGTCTGACCTTTGAGTTCATTGGCAGTGCTTCCACCAATCAAGCCCATGCTTTGAGCCGCTTTTGTGGTCAGAACAAATGAACCAGCCCGAATAGCAGCACGCAAAAACATGGCTTCTTTGCCGATTGCGAAATAAGAGATCGCAGTTTCAGCAAGAAATTCACCAGCCAAATAGACTACCAGTTCAGCCATTTATATGCTCCAAGCCTTTTCACAATTTAGAGTCGGTTGCATGATGATGCCAGACTCAGCGACAAAAGCCGACATTTCTCCAACACATATTCCAAGCAATTCACGCCCTGCATTGATTAAACAGACCACATCGCCCCTTTGAGCCAACAAGACAGACTTTGATTGGCCAAAGTATTTGTCAGCCGCCCCCATCATGCCGCCATGCTCGGACATCAATTCAGCCGCCCTTCTAGCAGTCTGATACTCAAAAAGATTGGTCAAATCTTTGTCAGAAATCTCTTTGACCGCATGGATCGAGAATTGCCAGCAATCGTTTGAACCCCACTCGAAAGGCTGATCTTTCTTTTGGAGAATATAGTCCTCAAGCAATCGAGGCCAGTTATCTTTTCTCATGGCTGTTGTTGAATATAACCGCCAGAGTTAGGGTTTCCACCACCACCAGCATTTGCACCAGTTGGATCAGTGCGACCCCAATTGATGTCAAGATTCTCGATGGCCACCACATATTGCAAACCCTCGTCTGTGGCATCCCTGACCTTTTGCTCCTCATAAGTGAAGCGCCTGATCTTTGGCCGATTGGCATCGATCATTTGGTGTTCCACAGAAAGAGAGATTGTGGCTGTCTGGCCAAGACTGATTGACATCACATCCATTCGGCCAGTAAACATCAAAGCCGCAGCCACCAGATCGTGATTGGCATCGAGCAAAGCAAAATAAATCTTTGCCGCCCGACCTTGATAATTCTCACCCAGAGCAATTGCAATGTGATTTGAGTCAATTCCAGAGAGTGTTAGGGTTAACCCTTTAGCCTCAAGATTTGCAGTCTCTGAGATTGTGTCAATGCCGCCAAGACCACCGACTGCCAAATAAGTGTTGCCACCATAGACAATCGATTTGCCACCATTTGTGTAATAAATATGGCCAGAGGAAAAGTCCAAATCCACCAAAAAGCAGACTGTTAGATTGTCGTCTGTCAGAGCCGATGTGATGGCACTGGCTAGGCTTCGAGTCATATCGCCTCCAGAAAGCCAGCAGTCACAGAATAAACGCCTTCAATCATTTTATTTATGGCCACCGATGTCCCATCAAGTCGCATGATTGCTGAAGGGTTTGTATAAGTCACAGCGCTCGATGAACTTGGTTGAGTTCTGAATGGTGGCTCGATTGTGTAAGTGCTTGATGACTTTCCGACAATCATCTTGACTTCATAATTTTCAAACTGAATGAAATCGCCAATTGATAGGCTCGATGATGACAAAGTGACAGTCGATCCAGTTGAACTTGAAACAGTGATCGAGCCAGAAACAGAACCAATCGGAGCAGTCTCACCAAATCGAGGCAAATAGACAGTGTTGGCCATGCCGCGCAATTTGTAAAACAAAGCCTGAATTGGTGCGACCTCAGCCCTTGAAAGATTATTCCAAGCGACTGAGCAATACCATTTTGCACCAGCCAACTCGACTGTCTGAGATTGCTGGCTGAGAGGAGAGGTGAAAATCTGAGTGTTTGACCTCAACTCCCAAAGAGCCGATTGAGGGTTTTTGACACTAGGCCAAGCAAAGGTTGTCATGCAAACGCTCCACCAGATTTCATTGATCGATAAATTTCAGCTTTGGCTTGCTCTTTGGCCTGATTCATTGCAGCCATGATCGATGATCTGTCAGACCTTGAGTCAATGTTGATATTCTGAACGACAGTCACGCCACCGCCACCGAGTTTGTTGTTTGGAACGATATTTCCAGCGCCATTTGGCACAAATAACTCAGGGCCACGCTCACCGACCATGTAAGGTGTATTCGATGAAACAGGGCCACCCAAAGCCCTTGCACCAAAGCCTTTGAAAAGGTCTGTAAGGAAACTCACGCTCGGATCAGTAATGTTTTTCTTAATCATCATCCGAATGATGTCGCGCTGGATCGAGTTCACCATGTCAGTGAAGTTCAGCTTTCCAGTCATAAACGCTTCAGTCAGAGTGCTGGTGAATTCATTGCCAAATCCATTGATCGCGTCAGTCAAGATGTCAATGTCAGACTTGCCTTTTTCTGTGAATTTTTTGAGTTCATCATTGGCCAAACCAACAGCGCGACTGAAAGTGTCAGGATCAATTAAACCTTTGCCGAGGACAGTTTGGAGATATTGAACTCTCTCAGTGTAGTTCTCCAAAGGTGTGCGAGTGTCCTCAAAGATTTTCTTGACAGCATCGGCTTGCTCTTTGGCATCCTTTGTGATTTGCTCATCGAGTTTTTGTTGTTGTTTGTCTTGCTCGATCTTGGCTTTTTCTGCCTCAGTCAGATTTCTGACAGTATTCAAATAAATTTCATATTGCCTGATCTGTTCAGCATTTGCTCCCATTCGCTCAAACTGAACCAACTTCAAAGCGTCCTCACCCTCGACCAGCTTAATGATCTGATCTGAAACGGCCATATAAGCCCGAGTGATTTCAGAGATTTGCTCGACTTTTGGTGCTTCAGCACCTAAAGCCTTGAGAGGTTTTTTCTTTTTAAATGCGTCTAATTCAGAAAGTGATGCTGGCTCTGGTGAAGGGCCAACAGTCTCTTTTGTTAATTTATCAATTCGCTCAATTTCAGCAAATTGTCTGTTATAAAACTGCAAAAATGGCGTCAATTTTTCAGCCATAAATGCTTTGATTCTTTGACCCATCTTTGTCAGATTGTCATTGAACATTTCAGAATTCTTTGCAAATTCGTCACCGAAACTTGCACCGAATTCTTTGATTCCTTGTTTGCCAAGATTGAGAAATGGAATTAGATCAGCGCCAGCCTTGCCAAACAAAGCCATCGCATATTGAGTCTTTGTCGCTCCATCGGCAGCACCACCAAAAGCGCTGGCCACATCGCCCAAAATATCAGCAGTTGGCCGAATATTGCCGTTGGCATCTTTGACATTGATGCCAAGATTCCTGAATGCTTCTGATTGCTCTTTGCTGCCAGCCGCAGCCTCAGCAATGCTTTTGTTGAGTTTGACAAGAGCCGAGCCAAGTTGCTCGTTTGAAACACCAGCCAGATCAGCCGTGTTTGAGAGTGATGAAAGTTCTGCAACTGCAATGCCTGTCTTTTGCGACAGTTTGTTCATTTGGTCAGCACTATCCATCAAACCTTTGATTTGAGTGATACCGCCAATTGCAGTCAATACCGCAGTCAGACCAGCGATCTTGCCAGTGACCATGCCGACAGCATTGCCAATTCCGTCAAGACCGCCTTTGACTGATTTGAATGCCGCGCCAGTCTTGTCCTGAGCAACAATGTCAATGCTTACATCTTTACTGGCCATTGCTTCTCTCCGACTGAAACTTAATCCAAACTTGCCATTCTAGGAACTCCTCAACTGGCATTTCCTCGATCTCACCAATTGTTTTGTGCAACTTTTCAGCGAGATAAAAAAGGAATTGTCGTTCAGGAGTCTCCCTTAGTTTTTTTCGAGTTCCTTGAAATCAACTCGCATGATTTCTGTTGAAACTCTTTCCAAAATTGAGGCATCGACCATGTTTCGCAAAACTGGTTTGTCCTCGATGGTGAAAATCTTTCCCCCATCTTTATCGAGGCACTTCATAACCAACAACTCAACAAGAGTGTCGGCTTCAGAGTTTCCCAATCGAGTGACCGCCTGAAGTTTAGATTTGTCTTTCAGTGTGAAAGGCTCAACATAAACAATCAGAGGGCCATTCTCATCGCCCCACTCAGGCACTTCAATCGTCTTGACTTGAAGTGACTTGAAATGGGCTTTTGCTCGATCAATTGCACTCATCAGCTTGCAGTGCTAAGGGTCAAAGCACCAGTGCCTTGCAATGTGATGGAAGCCTCGACCATGCCATCAAAAGATGAATTCACAGTCAGACCAGTCACGATTGCTGAACCAGTGTAATACTTGTCACCAGTTGTCGCGCCTTCTGGATAAGCCGAGAAAGTCACAGTTGAACCGACTGCCATTGCAGTCTGGCCAGCGTCAGCCTCATCCCAAAAAACATCAACAGACGCAGTGAAGGTCTTGAGTGATGCCTTATAGGTGCGAGAAGCATCGCCCATTGATGTGTCCTCGAGAGTATCAGCAGACTCGGAAATCGAGAAACTGCGAATCTCGCCAATCGTGTCAGAACCGACTTTGAGTGTACCTTCTGAACCAGTATGAGTAGCCATAATTAAGCCCCTTTCAAGTTTTACAATTTTGCCACATTAAGCAGCAGATTCAAGATCATTTTCCTTGGTTGAGTAAGTTACCTCAACAGTGAAACGCCCAACACCGACAACTTGCTCTCCATCCCCTGAATAATCAGATTCAAAAGCCACAGTGTTGATGTCCTTTGCTTTGCCACCAAGCGTGATGTTTGCATAAAGTGCTTCTTCCACCTCAACTGCAATGGTGTCAATCGTATTGTCAAAATTAGTGTTTGCCATGACATAACACTCAACCATAACCTCCAAAACTCTCAACTGAGTTCTGGGTTTGGTCATTGTTTCATTTGTCGATGTCTCTGACTTTGTGTAAACAATCAGCGCTGGCAGTTTGCCAGACTCGAATGGATAAACCCGAGACTTATAGACCCGAGAGCCAGTCGTTGTCAGACCAGTCAAAGCAGTCACCACCGCATCCCTGATCTGTTGTCTCACATGGCTCATTGTTTCTCCAAAACGATCATTGTCATGCCAGTCCCATCATCCTGAACAATTCTGGATAAATAATTGACTTTGGCAATCTGGAAGGCATCGCCTTCAGTGCATGAGGCCACATCCGAGGTGCGAACCATGAGTCTTGGTTGCTGAACAGCAAAGCCAACATCGCCACCAGCCTGAACATCGATGAACTGGTTGTCAAAGATTCCTCGAATTGTCTTTGGGACTCCATTTTGGATTGTGTATTTAACATCAACCCCAAAGTCCTTCAAGTACATCAAGCGATCAGCAGCAGACTCATACATTCTTTTTTGGCCTTCCACGCTTGACTGGTTTTGTCTCATCGGACAGACCAATCGAGCGATCAACTAATTCTTGAGAGACATAAGGAACGCAACGACTTAATTTGACCAAATCTTTTGATTCTTGCTCAGGCAACTCTAGGACTTGCCCAATTCGGGCTTTCCCTGCGCTTGTCATTGTGTTTCGTATGAATTCGAGTTTCATATTAAAAGCCCCGAGAGGTTTCCCCCTCGGAGCATTTTAGACATTAGGCAATGTCTGCGTCACCATAGCAGAAGGAAACCGCGTTGCGAACTGCGATGTCCACATCTTGCAAAGCAATCACGCGCATTGTGCCGCTTGTGCTGTTGCTGTAAGGATCAACTGTCAAGTCCAAACCAGACCAGAAGCCGATCATCAAGTCAGCAAAGTTGCCAAAGAACACATCGCCAGCAGTCACTTGGTTAGAGACTTCGGTGCGATAGCCATTGACAGTGTTGCCAGATTCCCAAACAAACTGACCAGCAGAAGTGGATGACTTCTCAGTTGTTTTCAATGCACCGCGCTGTGCAGGATTGAACAAATAAGTCATTGTGCCGATGTCAGCGTTGTCAGTGGCCAACTCAGACTCCATTGCCACCAACTCAGCAAATGTTGGGTTTGTGGCTGCAAAGTCTTTGGTGTTCACGCCAGACTGCAACTTGATGCCTGTGGGCTGATTGTTTTGACCAGTGCCATACAATGCAGCAGCGTCAATAGCCAAAGCGATCACAGTGGCCAAGTCACGACGAACCATTGTCTCAACATCGATTGAGGACTGGAGCATCAACTTGCGTGAGAAGTCAGTGAAAGCACCGACAGTCTTGGGAGACATTGTGACTTGAGCCAGAGTTTGTTGGCTCTCAGTAGGAGCGCCAGACTCAGCGACCCAGTAAGCAGTGGCAGCGCCAGATTGCTTAGGAATTGCCACATTGCCAACCAGACCATTCATCACAGTCGCGCCAGCACGCTGAACAACTGAACGATTGCGCAGCATCTCAATGAATGATGCAGCCAACAAGTCGGTTGCAACTAAGTTGCCGCCAGCAGTTGATGTGCCAACATTCAAGTCACGCTTTGCTTTGACGATCTCATTTGGCACATAAATGCCTTGAGCAGAACGGCCATAAGTCTTTTGAGCAGCTTCAGAGACTTCACGCTCGAAAGCAGCGTCAGCCCATGCACGCTTGTCTTGAGGATTTGCCAAAGCGTTGATTGCCTTGACGAATGAGAATTGACGAACTTCCTTCTGAGTCAAACCGACTTCGGCTTGGATAGGAGCGTCATAAGCGCGACTTTCAGTCGCAACAGTTGCGGAATTTTCCATTTTGATTTCCTTTCGGGTATCGGCTTCAGCGACTTGAGTTTGCGCTTCCACCAAAGTTTCGGTAATTTGTGATGTTTCCACCACAGCTTCAGAGGTTGTTTCAGTTTCCATGCTTCGACCCACGCCAACTGACACATCGGCAGGAATTGAAACAATAGACACCTCAACAGGTCGCCAATTTGTTGCGCGATAAGTTTTGCCATCATTCTCTTTCACCATCTTGGCAATTGAGTAACCAATGGAAACATTACCGCGAATCAAATCCGCGACATCTCCGTAAACCTCTGAAGCCAGTGCGCTCTTACCGAAACGCACTGTCGCCCGCAACTTGCGAGCCGAGCCATCGAGACTTACAGATTCGATCACACCAATTTGACGCTCAGGATCGTGATCCAAGAGCAATGGTGCGCGACCAGAGTTCAAGAAACTCAAGTCAATTGATTGTGGATTGTGGTCGAGGACTTCCTCACCATAAGAGCGACCGACTGGCATTTCAGAGGAGATTGACATCGACACCCTGCGATCGTCAACACTCTCCACTCGGGCTTCCATTGCGTCAGCGCGAGTCATACGCTCACCAGCCTTGCGATCGTCAGTAACATCAACGGCCATTTCAACTGGTTGCTCAACTGGTGCGTCCTCTGTTTGTGCGCTTGACTCTAAGTCAATTTGTGCAGCAGTGGCCATTTGCTCAGTTTGTGCCTCGATGATTTCAGCAACATCCTCAGTGTCAACATGAATTGAAACACTGACCATTGCTCTTTCTTCGTCACTCATATTCATCCTTTCAGATTTGTCAGATTTTAGCAACTCATTTGACTCTTGAGTAGTCGATCGATCATTTTTGATTTTCTCATACTCTCTCTCAGACCATGACTTGCCAGCATCGCCACCCCATAAAGCCCATGCAATCCTGCCGTTGGATGGATAACCTTCCTCGCCAACTCTAAAGCCTTCTGCCTCTTTGTCAACTTCATGTCTTGCAAAATAACTGACCATTCGTCCAACTGTATCGTCAGACAAATCAGCGCCATTCACGATGTCTCTGGCTCTGGCAATGCCGACCTCAGTGCCACCGCGACCAAATTCTGATCGCCAGTCAAGCCCTCTTTGGGCTTCCTCTTTCATGGCTTCATTCGGCACTGGCATCGCTTACCTCAGCAACTGTTGGAAGTTTGTCACCAAATGGCTCAAACGCCATCTTTAGACCATAAGCGCTGGCCAATTCTTTCTCACTGCTAATCGCTGAGAATGTTTCCTCAACATCGCGGCCATATTGGTTTGCAACATCTTGCATCGACAAAATGCCGTTTTTCATGCCGATCACAGCCGCATTCATTTCCTTCAATGGATCAACCCACTGGAAGCCACGCGCCCTGAAAATTGCCGCATCAGCAAACTTGTCAAAGCGACTTTCAGGGATATTGATGACACCATTGCGCATGATCGAAAGCAAAAACTCTCGATAAACTGGCTCGACAAAGTGCTGAATGAGAATGTCCTGAACCATTTTCCACTGGTCACGATCCTCAAGAGTGCCTTGACGAATTGAGGAATAAGACACACCCTCAAGATCGTTGGCCAGTGAGGTGTAAGAAACACCCAGACCTGAAGCGATACCGCGCAAAACAGCTTTCTCAAAATCAGCGAAAGCGCCTGTTGGATGTGTTGGATCGAACTGTTGGAAACTCACGCCTTCTGGCAACTGGTGGAAAGTTCCAGCATCAGCTTGCATGATTGGAATGTTGTCAACTGTATCGTCAGCAGTGAAGCCATCACCTTGAGGAGAGGTGAAAAAGCCCATCTTGCAAGCGCCAACCCGAGCCGCCACCAATTCTGCCTCTCGATATCCATGAAGCATTTTCAAACTGGTAATTGCTGGAGACATCCAAGGCACACCGCGAGTTTGCTGCGCACGCTCACCAATAAAGCAATGAATGATCCTGTCAGCAGGAACTCGAACTCGAGGTTGAGCAATCGCTTGAGAATAAGCATCAAAAGGATGTTTTGTCAGCAAGTGATAAGCAACTGGCCGACCGAAAGGGTCTAATTCGACCGACATTCTGATTGTGTTGCCGTTAGCGAGGTTGTCGTTATAGTTTTCATCCAAATAGTCTGGCTCAAGAAACTCAAGCGCAAAATCAAACTTGTTTGGATAACGAACCTTGCGACACAAAACCTCGCCATCACGCACCAGAGACTCAACAAAAAATCTTTGAGCATCGACCCATGAATATTTGCCATCAACAGTGCAGACACCTAATCGTGACCACTGAGCAAATGCAGTCTCGATCTGATCGTTTCCAATGTTGTCCATCGAGCCATTGTCGTTTCTGGCTTTGACTTGGACAGTCACGCCTCGATCACCAACAACATTGATCTTGGCCAGATTGACGAATCGCTTGGCATACTCATTGTTTCGAGTTAAATCTCGAGAGCGATCACGCAAGATTCTCAGTGCTGGCCTGATCTCCTCATCAGCAGACTTGGAGGATGAAATAAAGTCACTGAATAAGCGTCCAACATTCGCACCAGCATAACTGCGCTTTTTCAGAGGTTTCTTTCTGGAAAAAATGTCCAAAATTCCCATTATCCGAACCTCACTTGAATTGTTGAACCAGTCGGTTTGCCTTTTGCAATATTCTCAGCAATCAATTCTTTTTGACGCTCACGCTTGTAATAATCCCGAGCGTCTGTCAATTCTCTGAATGACATCTTGGAAAGACTGCGACCAGCAATTGAATAACTTGAAACATCAGAATCAGCGCGACCAGACAAAATGCTTTCGATCTTTCCAATCATTATCTGAGCATGAGTTCTCAGATCAGCAGAAGTCAAATTCAAGTCAGCGACAATTTCCCAATAACCTTTGTCAACAGTGACCCGAGCAGAATCAGAATTGCGCTCGATGTCAGCTTGCCAGACATAACTTCCCTTGATGAAAGCCGCACTGGTTGCATTGTTGATTGTGGCCAGAAAATCATTTCCACTGGCTGTTGCAGTGATGTTGATTTCTTCATTGCCACCGCCCTGAATTCGGGCTGTATATTTGAGAGTGTAGAGTGATGGAGGGTAGTCAGCCCCTAGATCGGTGCGTTTCCATTGGAAAAAACTACCAATCACAATGTTTTCAGGCTCAGTCGTTGGAGCATTGCTTGAGTCGAAAAGGTTAGGCATTAACCCCCCCCTTAGTTTTGCGGAATATAGCGCATTTTAGCGCCAACTGTTAACAAATGACGATTGCGGCCTCACTCGACTGGTTTGTTTGGTCGTTTTCACTTCCTCAACTGCCTGTTTTCGCAATTCTGCCCTTTTTGCCAATGATGCCAGATTAACATTCAAAAGGGAAAGTGCAGCCATTGCATAAACCCTGACATCGAGCGCCTCGTTTCGAGTTCTGGTCTTTACAAACTCGCGCCTTGCAAATCCTTTGTGATATCTAGTGGCAATTTTCTCAGCAGTCAATTGCTTGAAATACTCATCATCACGGCCAACTGGAAAATGGCAATATCCAGCGCCATGATCCTGAATCTTGAATCGAGAGAACAAAAGCAGTTTGGCAGTGTCAACACCAACTGGAAACAGTTTGATCTTGCCAATGTTGTTTTTTGAAGGCTTGCCAACAATCGGCTTGCCCTCACCACCAACACCCTTGATCGCAAATATGCGCTTGCCCTCTCTCGGGTGGACATATTTATAAACTGCCTGAGTATTGTGGCCACCAGAGTCAATGCAAGTGGCTCTGACAATCATGTCTTGGCCAGATTCATGCTCATAAGTCTGATTCAAAAATTCATCGAGGTCTTTCCAAACATGGGGTGCAGAAGGATCGCCATAAAAGGTTTTATAAGCAATTGACCAAGATTCCTCGTCAAGACCCCATCCAACCACCTCGGCCTCAAGTCGATCATCTTGGACATCGACTCCAGCAGTCAAAAGCAAGACATCCTCTGGAATTGCGTCCCATTCCTCGGCTCTGTTGGCCAAAGAATAATCGTCAACTTGATCGCCTTCCTCCTCCCAAGTCTCACCCAAATAAGTGTTGACCCAGACTCGCAGTGTCGCTGGCTGTTTCTTGGCCTCAAGGAAATCCTGAACTCCATCACCAAGAGGACTCCAAGGTGAATACAGTGCCGACAAGTGAAAGCCAGCCACCTTGCCTGTTGGTTTGCTTGCGATCCAGCGACCTTTCTTGATGGCCTTTGCCCTCTGAGCATCATCCCAAAGTGATCCGCATTCCTCGCAAACATATTTTGCAGTCTCAGGCTTGTCAGTTTCCCACTTGACTTGACCCCATTTCAAGGTTTGCTCATGCTGGCAATCAGGGCAGCAAATGTGAAACTTTCTCTGATCGCTTTCCTCATAAGCCGCCTCAATCCGACTCGCGCCTTTATTTGTCGGAGTGGAAACCAACAAAATCTTTCGATTCCAGAAGGTTGTCGCTCTTTTCTTGGCCAAAGACACTGGATCACCTTCTGAGCCAGCCGAGATCGGATATCGATCAACCTCGTCACAGAAAACCACCCTCACTGGCCTCGATGCCAGACTCGATGGAGAGTTTGCACCGCAAGCAGTCACATGGCCACCAGCAAAGACTTTGTGAAGTGTCGTGTTTCCAGAGTCCCTCGATCTCGGGTCTTTCACCAAGCCAGCCAGAATCGGAGTGTCTCTCAGCATTGGTGCAAGTCGATCCTTGCTCCAAGTCTGAGCCATGTCCAAAGTCGGTTGCACAACAAGAATCGGTGCGGGGTCTTGGGCTACAAAGAAGCCCACAACATTGTTAAGAATCTCGGTCTTGCCAACCTGCGCGGAGGTCATAACAACTACGGTATCTATCGCAGGGTCATTAAATGCATCAAGAATCCCACGCTGGTATTCAGCCCTCGAGGTTAACCATTGTCCGGGTTCCGCAGACGCTTCAGGCGATAGTCTTCTAAAAGAATCTGCCCAACTAGAAACAGTCAGTTTAGGCGGCGGCCTCAGTCTCTCCTTCAAGACTTTCTGAAACGCCCTCTGCAAAATCTCTTTCTGTTTCTGTTTCTCGGTATCCGACCAATTCATTGAGTGCCTCTAGCATTGCGTTTTCCAAAATCTCTTTCGCCTCGGTTACATCCTTCGCAGTAAAAATAAGACTGCCCAACTTGCTTGGCATC